AATAATATTTCCAATAATCTCTTGTTTTGTAAGTTTGTCTTTTATTGTATAATTAACAATATCTTGTTTTTCAAAGAATTTAGCCATTTCAACCGTATTCAATAAATATTGTTTTTTATCTTGTTTATGAGTAATTATATGTTGTTTCATAGTATTTGTTATTGTTTTATGTTGCTAAATTACATAAAGTTATTGACAATTTATGAATTTATGTCAAAAACTTTTACAATTATTTTAGTTTACATGAAATAGATACATAAAAAAAAGCCCTCAAATGAGGACCTTTTTCTAACAAATATCAAAAACTATATTACAAATTATTTTTAAAACAGTTACAAATATATAAAATTATATTACAATTTTAAAAACTGTTTGTTTTTTTAGTGATTTATCAAGGCTTTTAGCATTGTAAGATGATAACTCTTTGTTTATAGGATAACCATTAAATCCTTTAGTGTGTTGCAAATCAATTCTTATATCATGTCTTTCCTTATCTTTCATTATATATATGTTCTGAGCTGCTCTGGAGCTTAATAATAAAGCATTTTCACTATATGCATTAGCTCCAACTAATGAACTTGATCTTGCAAACAAATCTGTTATTTTAGTTTCATGTAAATGCCCACACATCATAAAATCAAGTATTATGCCATTCCTTGCATATTTACTCATAACCTTAGCTATCTTATCACTTTGCATATTTTTAAGCTGATGACCATGTATTAATAGGCAATTATGTCCATTAACCTCAACAACCAGTTCTAAGCCTCCAGATGTAATAAAATTAATATCTGGCAACAACATTCTAAGTATTTCAAAGATGGTAAAATCATAATTATCTGAACAGACCAAATCGACCCAACCTAATTCATATGCTCTTGATTCATTTCCACTCACACAACCAACACTAATATTTGCAACACTATTTAAATCTAAAATAAAATGCTTTAACAGATGCACACCAAGAAAAGTGGCTTTTGCTCTATTTGTAGACATTGACAATTTTTCATCTAAACGTCTATCAGAATTAAGCAAGTCCCCAGTCACAGCAACAAATATTTCACTAACATTATAAAATTTAGAATATTCTTTTATATGATGTGCAAACTTCTGTAATCTCTTAGATGCAACCTCAAAATCATATTTGTTATTTTTTAAATCAACCAGCTCATTAAAATGAGTATCTGCTATTTGCACAATGATTGCTTGTTTGCCTTTACTTGTGTGTTGTTTTATTGTTGTTTTTAGGCTCTCTGTTTTAAGCAAATTAATCAATGCCTTGTTGTATTCAACTAATGCATTTTCAAGCCTTGCATGTTCTCTAAATGCTTTGTTTTTTATTCTATTTAAATCAGCTTGTTTCTGGCTTCTCTTTTGCAATAAAATATTGTGCTGGATTATTTCCTTATCAGCAATAACATATTGAATAATGTCTTTTATTCTATGCCTTAATGTATATTTTTTTACTTTAAAATGATACTTATCAATTAGATGTTGTGCAATTGCTTGATAACCATTCCCATTCCAAAATAAAGAAACTATTTCATCTTTATATTCTAAATATTTTGATTCCATTTAATATGTCCAAATTACTGCTTGTGGTTTTTCATCTTCATCTGCTAAATCTGTGTGAATAAAATTATGTCCTATGCCAAACCTTGTAAATCCAGCTTCCATTAATGCTGCTAATATTACAGCTCTTTCTCTGCTATTTTTAACAAGAATGTCGGCTGCTAATCCTTTAGTATGTTGAGATGTTTTATTCGGATTCTTTTTTGCATACGCAATGCTTTCTGGATGATTCTCACATCTATAACCACTTGTAATAATAAATGGTATATCAGAGCCATCTTGATTTTTTGAGTATTCTCTTGCAGCTGATAAAATTCTAACAAATGTTCTGTTGATTTTATTCTTTCCACAACAACTACATGCAAATTCTCTTAATTTAAAGTATTTCATATAAATTATATATTTTACAACCTTTTACTTCTTTAACTAAAACTTTTCTATATAAGATTTTTTTCTCTTCTTTTTTATACTTAGGATTTGTGCTGTTTAGTTTACGTTTTTTAGCCATTATTTGTATTTTCCAATTTCACCATTATGTTTTCTTTGATTGCCAAATTGTTTTGTTCTTGTATCAATACGTTTTGCATAAACATATTTTTTTTCAATAACTATTTTTTTACAAACAAGACTACCAAATTGCATCTCTAATGAGTTTTTTGTTTCTGCATTATAGTATTTAGTCATTTCTTTTATTCTTAATTTTTTCAAATGACCTTCCTCCAAAATAAGCTGTATATATTACTATTAGTAAAGTTTGATAAACTGGAACAAACTCTTCTTGAATTTCAAATGTTCCTATATTACCACTAAATACAGATATTATCACAAACATAAAAGTTAAAAAAGCCAGAGCAATTGGTCTAATGTTTTTTGTAAGTAAACTCCCATTGTTATCACTCAGCCATCTACTTGTAACTTGTTCTTGCATTGATTTTTCATAATCAAGCAATACTTCTTTTATTTCTTTTTTAGCTTGTAACCTTTCTTGATCAGATGTTGTCAGTTTGTCAATTGTATTACCTACCTCTTTAACTAATTCACCAGAATTAAATAATTTGTTTAGTATTCCCATTATATTGTTTTTTTAATCCACCTAAATGTTTTCTTGTACCATCTATTATCTTTCTTGTTTTGCCTTGTCTGACAAACATCACAAATTGTATCTGTTACAATCATTCGCACAGTATCAACAATTTCTCGTAACACAATCTTGTAGTTATATTGAACACTATCACTATCCATTTTTAATGTATTTAGCTCGTACATATTGCTTAAATTCCAGATGCTATCAGAATATATTTTTTTAATTTCTTTTATATCTCTTTTTTTTCTCCACAAATCTTGTTCTAATAAAACTTTTTGTTTTCTGTTATTAGTAACCAATTTAACAGCCCCATCAGCTGCCTCAAATAAACTGTCTAAATTAGTTTTAAAATCTGTTTGCTCTTCATGTTCTTTATTAGAATAACATGATGCCAATAATACTAACGATAACAAAAGCAATTTATTCATTTATGTCTTGTAAAGTTTCAATAAACTTATCATTTAACTTTTTATAATCACTACGCAAAACAATAACCTCTTCTTGTAAGGCCACTATTTGATTTGTTAATGTAGTTTTATTATCTATGTATAAATAACCAATTGCAATTAAACAGAAGAATAACAAGCCAGTAACTGGATTAGCTGCAAAATCCTTAAAATCAATTGGTGATTTCATTATTTCTTTTTAAAGTTCCAATAGTAAAGTTTATACATAGAAATGCTTATTGCTAAAACTAAAGAAAAAAATGTCAATATTTCATTGCACTCACTCAAGCTAATACCAATTGCAGATGCATTTGGAATTATTATTTCTAAAGTATCTTTTAAATCACTATTCATTGTTCCAAGGCAATGGCAAAGTTTCCTCAGTTGGATTCTTTTGCAATTCTATATTTGCAGCTAATTGTACATCCATTTCAGCTGGAGTTGGCTCCGTTTGTTCATTTAACCAAGCATCAACATCAGCTTCTGTTAAATTTTCGTAAAGCACAAAATCATTTGGATTTGGTGATGTTAAAGGCATAGCACCATAAACATCAGCATAATAATAATCAGATTCTCCATCAGTTCCTTCTGATGCTGATCTTCGCCAATGTACCATATTAACTACATTTTGCAGTTCTTGTCCCTCAACAGTTTCTTGTATTAGACAATCCATTGAAGATATTATCCATTTATAAGTTATCATTTTTTTTATTTATTTAATTATTCAAAAGAGGCAATTGTTCTTGTAACAACTGTTCCTCCTACATTTATTTTTACTTTTATTGATCCATCAGCTGAATCCATATATATTGATGATTTACCATCAGCTGGATCAGCTGGAGTTGATATCTGATTTAGTGTTAGTACATCATCTAATTCAAAAACACTTTGTACTCTTGCTCTTCCAGCAACTTCTAATTTATTTCCACTATCAGTTGTTGTTCCAATGAGTACGTTTCCATTTGCTAAAAATCTTACTTTTTCTGCATTATTTGGATAAAACGCAATGAAAGACCCATCAACACCTTGTATTTTTGTTGCTCCAGCCCCCCATTTTATTGACTGCCCAGTAGTTAAAGTTGCACTTCCAGTAATTGATATTCCACCATTTACTTGGAGTTTTTGTCCATTATCAGTTGTTGTTCCAATTAGTACGTTTCCTCCAGATGTTATTCTAACTCTTTCTGTGTAATTTGTAGCAATTACAGCGTTTCCACTTGATGATCCAATTCTAACTTGATCAGCTGTAGAAGCGTTATTAGAAAATGATAAAAATGAATTGTTCCCAGATGCACTTCTTATATCCCCAACTATACTTGAAGAACTTGCGTAAACACTTAATGTTCTGTTTGGTGATGTTGAACTACCTATTCTAACACTATTAGTAGTTGTGTTTCCTACTGTTGTTACTTCTTGTAAACTATCTGTCGCAGACACTTGAGCATCAACATAACTCTTACTTGCAGCATCTGTTGATGCAACTGGAGTTGCTGGGATTGTTACTTGACCACTAAATGTTGCAGTTGTTCCAGTTAATGATCCACTAATAATTAAATTTTTATTAACTGTAAAATCATTAACCCCCCAAGTAGTAATCATAGCTCCATTGGTAACATCTCTCATATATAATACATCTTCACCAGAATTATTATATAATAAAAAGTCAGTATTACCATTAGTAAAGTTAACACCATAACCAGCTGTTATTTGTGATGTAAATACAGATACACTTGATACTCTAAGTGATCCATTTACATCTAACTTATACCCAACATCAGATGTTGTTCCAATTAGTAGATTACCACCAGATGTTATTCTGGCTCTCTCTGTATGATTTGTATAAAAATGCATAAAGTTATTAGAATGATTATATCCAATAACTCCTTCATATGTTTGAGAACTTGTTGTTCCATCTGCAAAATAAATATTCCCTTCAACAATAGAATTTACTGTTAATCCTTGAAAATTAGTTCCATTTCCTACAACTAATTTATTAGCCCCTGCATTAAAACTTGATGGACTTGTTGTTCCAATTCCTACGTTTCCACCATCAGTAATTCTTGCAAGTTCAGTGCTACCAAAGTTTTTAAATTTAATTGGCTCACCAGTTGCAGCTGGTTTGAAAGCATCAGCCATTGAATCACCAGTTATTAAAGCATCACCAACAACATGAAGCTTTTCTGTGGGACTTGTCGTTCCTAAACCAACAAAACCAGTTGCACTTGCTATTCTAAATTGTTCACCATTGTGATTATTATAAACAAAACTTGGACCAACAGAAATATAACCAACACCATAACCCATTATTGATCCAGCTGCACTACTTAGCCTTAAATAAGGAGTAGTTGTATCACCATAAATATAACCACCAGTTCCAAGTTCTATGTTACCTTCTACTGTTAGTTTTTGACTCGGGCTTGTAGTTCCAATTCCTAAGTTTCCATTAGTTGATAATCTCATTTTTTCAGAGCCAATCATTTTAAATGCAAAACCATTTAATCCGCTTGAATATGTTACATCAAATCCAGCAAGTAATTCTGTATCATCTACAAAATATTTACTTCTTATGTTATTTGTGCCATCATTAACATATAATTGTAAAGCAACTTCATCACCATTTGTTGTACTGGCTATTGTTGCTGCAACATTTGGGTCTGTAACAAAAGCAGGAGGAGAATTAGCAACTCCTATCTGTAATTTATCCCCATTATCAGTTGTTGTTCCAATGAGTACGTTTCCTCCAGATGTTATTTTTGCTCTTTCAACACTGTTAGTCATTAAAATTAAACTATTACTACCAAAAGCATCTATATTACCACTTCCCCCAGTTCCATAAAATTGTAAACCAGTACCAGCTGTTGTAGTTTTTATTGAGCCAGATACTTGGAGTTTTTGTCCAGTATCAGATGTTGTTCCAATGAGTACGTTTCCTCCAGTTGTCAAACGCATTCTTTCTGTGTTACCAGCTCTACTAATTAAATCACCATTTTCTGAGCCAATTGCAACATAAGTATCACCACTTGTATTAGCATCATTAAAACTTAAAAATGAATTGTTTTGACTTGAATTTAAAACTGCAACATAAGAAGATGTAGATGTTGCTTCCAGTTTTCTTGATGGACTTGATGAACTACCAATCATTATTGAATTAGTAGTTGTGTTTCCATTATCTGTAACCTCTTGCAATGTATCACTTGCACCAACTTGCCCATCTACATAATTCTTTACACTTAATGCTGTAGGAACATTAGTAACAGCAGCTCCACTCATTGTATCACTATTTAGCCAACCAGTAATCTCAATTCCTCCTTTACTTATACCATCAGCATCTATTCCAAATCCAGCAACAGTTCCTTTTGTTTTGTTTTGGTATTGAGCTGATAAATCATCTTGGTTAATTAATAAATATGATGATGCAGTAATATCTTCATATAATGGAGTTGATGCAACACTAATTGTTGTATCGTTAGCACTTTGGTCAGCAGTTACAGTTAATTCTAAAGGCACATCATTATTTTCACTAACTAAATTAAAGATGTCACCAGTTTTAAAAACTGTTGAGCCAATAGCTTCAATTGGTACAGATGTTAATGATTTTTGATCTCTTGCTGATATATAGGTTATTGTCCCAGTAAATGTTGTTCCAGCAGTAAATTTAATATCGTTTGATCCTTGACAGTTTAAATAAACTGAATAATTACCAGATGATGTAATAGATTCAGATTGACCTGATGATCCAGCTTTAACTTGTAATGTCCCAGCAGTAACTACAACAGAAAAATTAATTTGATATGTTAATTCTTGAGTTAATACTGATTGAACTAAATCACTTGTTGATCCAGTAGCTGCAAATTTTGCTTTTTTAGCTGTTGCATCTATACTCCATCCATCTCCAAGAGTCCAATTAGAGTCAGTATTAAAATTACCATTTACCACAACATCAGCACCAGTAGCTCCGACAGTTTGCCGCATATATGCAATAGGACTATTACTTGCTAATTGTTGTGTTAATGAACTTACCATCTTAGCAGCACTTGCTGTTGCTGTTGTAAGTGCATTTAAATTATTAGAATTATTGTTTTGTGTTGATGTGCCTACAACATTTCTCAATATTTGGTAACCTTCATAATCCCATTCATCAGATAATATATAAAAAGAGCCTCTTCTAAAAAAATATTCTAAATCAGCTGCGCTTCTTAGCTCTCTTAATTTACCAATAGGATTAACATATCTTGGTCTTGTATCACTGCCTTGAGTTTGATTTTTATTTTGCACTCCAACAGCTAATCTCATGTTTGGAGTTGTAACTATTTTAGTTTGACCATATAAAAATTCATCCAACAATAATTGTGTGAATGTTTTTGTACCATTTAGTGTTCCCCTTCCCCATAAACCATTTGGATTTGTGTTTACATAAGCACTTGCTCCAGCATCAACTTGCAAACTACTTCTTGCATATTCAATAGAATCACCCCATAACAGTTGATTAAAATTAAAAACAGATGTGTTTTGTTTTGCATTAGCAGCACTATTTATAGTGTTTAAACTTTGACCAACTTGAACTTGTTGATTATTTTTTAAAAGCTGTAGTAGTCCAACAAATGGAGTGTTAGTAAGAAAACTAATATCATCTTGTTGTGTACCAGCGTTAAAACCAGCTGGATTAACAGTTTGATTTTGGACAATAATACCAACATTATTGCTTGGCTCTAATGTATTAGTCCAAAATACAGTTCCAGACGAATTACCACTTCCAGATGGTACTTGAATTGGATTGTTTGGATTTCTCATTCTTTGAGGACCAGCGGAATATTTACTAAAATTAATATAAAAAGAACCAGGATTACTTGCTCCAGTTCCATAATCTTCAATATCTAAATAAAAACTCCATGAGTCATTCATTGTTATTGGATTTCCACTTCCATCAACAAATGGAATGCTTTGTTCAAAACCTACATAGGCTGTTTCAGTTTCATTTCTTGAACTACAAATGTATTTAGGAGATTTGTTTCCTAAAGGCACCCAAGATGCACTATCTTCCCAGTAATACGTTCCATTTGCTCCTCCACTATATTGTAAATAATAAGTTGTTGTTCCATCACTTCCGTAAAAATTAAACTTTATAGAACACCACCATCCCTTAGTGTGACCACTTGGAAAAGCTGGAGCATTAGTTAAATCCCAGTGCCAGTCTAAAGGGATAGAAAGCCATAAAGAATCTGCGGCTGATGGATTAAAAATTGTACCTTGATAAACTTCTTGAGTAGGAGCATCTTGTCCAAAAGGAAATCCACCATAATAATTTTGGGAAGAAAAAGATAAAAAATCCCCATTTACTTGCTTTACAATTGGCAAGTAATCATATTTAGTTCCAGTTAATTTACTTATTTTATCATTAGAAATTTCTTGAAAATACCTTGTGTTATATGTGCTTCCTAAATGATTTTGACTCGCTTGAAAGGCACCAGTTAAACTATAAATTCTTGAATTATTATTAACTGGAGAACTTATAGTCCCACTTTCTGCTGTAATATATTCTGGAATTTGAACAATCCAAAAAGAATGTTTCCAATAAGTTATTCTTGCTCCCCAATGCCTTAACAATTCTTTTAAAACATTATAACAATTATCTGGGAAAAAAACACCTTCATTATCCCTTGTATGAAACATGGAAACAGCACATTTTGTTTTTTCTAATGGATCAGCTGATTGATTAATTGCATCCATGTCACCATTATACCAGTTTACAGATGTTGTAAATGTATAATTTTGAGTAGCACCTACATCTTGAATTGCAGCTCCAGCTTTAGCAAGTATTTCTCTAATCCAAAATATGTAAGTTGCTGGACCAAAATACATGTTTTGCTCTGCATAATTACCCTGCACTCTTTCTTCAAAAGGAGGATTAGAGCCACCAGGCACATTTAAATCAACAAAATCCACATCTTTTAATAATGCTAAACCATCAACAAATTTTAAATTTTCTACATAAGGAAATGATTTATCTTGTCCACTACTTAAATCCATAATTAAAAAACCAGACCACAATGGAGCTACACCAGAATAAGCTGAAGATGATGCTCTGTAAATATGAATGTAAACTTGTTTTTCTTGATATGTATTTCTTAAAAAATCAATAAATTGTGAATCAATTGAATTTTCTACTAAATAAGGTATTTTACAAGATGAACTAATTATAGGAGAGAATCTGTTCTCTTCATCAGTATCATATTCTATAACCGGACCTCCAGCACCTAATGTTAACTCCGTACTTGCACCAGTATGGTCAGCTACCCATATCTCTAAATAATAATCTAAATTGTTATTACTTTTTATTGATGAAAAATATTTTTTTCCGTATGCCATAAATTATACACTTCTTAATCTACCAATCCCACCTCTTTGATTACTTATAAAAATATCGTTTCCACTAATTCTACCATAAACCTCAACTTGCTGAATGCCATTCCCACCATTTATCATTCCTTTTAATTTATCTAATGGAGCAACCACTTCTGGATTTGATGCTGTTGTTCCAGCTCCTTCACCAACTAAAGCCATTGTAGGACCAGTAACTAATCCACCACTTGCTAATCCTAATATAGATGTTTTAGCAGCTGAAAAAGCATCACCTAATGAAAAGCCTTTACCACCTAATAAAAAGTTATAGCAGTCATTACAGCTAATTGTATCATAAGTTGTTTTAATGCTTTTTTCATGTTTTCTATAAAAGAACTAAAAAATCCTTCTTGACTGTTAGCGGCTGTCATCATAGAATTAAACATAATATCTCCAAATAACTGTGTTTGTGCATTATATTCTTTTTGTGATTGTGAAAGCTTTCTTAATGGAGCCTCTACATTTTTTAATTTATCTGGTATTTTACTAAGTTCTACATTTAGCTTTTCAACTGGTAATGAATCCATTGCAGCAACAAATGTTTCATCTGTTCTTGCTGTTTTACCTTTTGGAGTTGTTTTTTTTGCTGGTGGTTTTATAAATGGTATTTTACCAGCTAACATCCTATTTCTTATGTCATTTGGATCAGTTTTTGCAATGTCTTGCATTAAACTAAAATCTAATTTTTTAACTTCCTCATTTACACCAAATATTGCATTTTTTAATTTCTGAAATCCTTTTCTTGTATTATCAACAAAACCATCACCCTCATCTAATTTTATAAATAAAGCTGCTAAGGCTGCAACAATTCCAACTGGTCCCATTATTACAGCATATAATCTTGGAATAAATATTATTAGTTTTTGCACAACACTTAAAAATGCAGCAGCAGCTTTAAACAATGGACCAAATGCAGCAGTAACTAAAGCAATGTTGATGGCTAACTTTTTGTTTTCATCACTCATTCCTCTCATACGATCAACAACCCCTCTTAAAGTTTTTATTACATCACTTGCTAAAGGCAATAATTCTTTTCCAAATTGTTGTCCTAATTCTTTTACACTTTCTTGTAAACTTCTTGTACTGTTAGCAACACCATCACTTGTTCTTGCATAATCACCTAAAGCATTAGAAGATTGAGCTATTACAAAATTATATCTAAGCTGAACTTTTTCAGCTTGAGTCATTTGTTTTATAGTTTTATTAATACCTTGCTCAAGAGCAAATTGTTGTAAATTGGCTTGAGTCATTACAACTCCTAACTTTTTTAACGATTCAGTTTCTCCAGTAAAAACACTTGCTAAAGCTGTTTGTGCTATGTCAATATTTATATCTTTAAATGATGCTAAATCCCCAGCCAAACCAACTAATGATGTACTCATTCCAGCAGCTTCTTTTTGAGTTAAACCCATAGATGTCCCCATATCACCAAATAAAGCAGCCATATCAAGTGCTGATCCTTCAGCAAGACCAAAACTCTTTAATGTTGTTTTTGCAAATGCCTCAACTTCTTTGGATGATTCGCCAAAACTTACATTCACTTTATTTAATGATTCCTCAAAATCAGATGCTAACTTAACAGCCCCAGCTCCTAAAGCAACAATAGGTAAAGTAAGATTTGTTGTTAATTGATTTCCAATTCTATTAGCATCTCTACTCCACCGACCTAATTTTTTCTGAGCATTTTTCATTGACTTGTCAAAGCCTTTGAAATCAGCCCCAAACATTACAGTCAATTTACCAACTAAACCTAATCCCATTTATTTGTTGTTTTTATATTCTGACATTTTTTTAACATATTCTGCCTTTGCTTTTAATTTTTCGTAATCTATTTTTTTACTACTTTTATCCCATTNAAACTCTATCAAATCAGTTGGCTTTAACCTTTTGCCTTTTGACATCTGGATGTTTAACAACAAAGTTGTTTGCCATCTTGTTCTTTCCCAANTGCCTCTTTCTCTAATGTTTTCAAGCTCATAAAAACCATCCAACTTATTCCAAAAATGCTTAGGCAAGTAATCATAAAACTCNTTTACTCCCATGCCTAACTGACCAAAAGCAATCTTCTCNAATTCTCGCCAAGANAGTTTATTTTTTACTTCTTGGCTTTCTGCTTTTTTTCAGTATTTCCACCCATTTGCTCAGCCAATATTTCCATTGCTTTTCCTATGCAATCAAAATCATTATCAATTAAATCAGCCAAATCATCAATAGTTAATTTAAACTCTTGCTTTGCAGCTCTATGCCCATCCTCAATGCCACAATATATTAAATTCAAAGCACCATCTAATGTCATGTCCACTCCAAGTTTATCTAAATCTTGCAATGATGTATTTGTTTTAGATGAATATTTTCTCAATGCATTAAAACCAAATTTAATTGGTAGTTTTTCTTTATTTATTTCTATAAAAGTATAATTCATTTTTTGTTTAGTTTAGTAAGGATTGGAGCAATGGTACTAAACAAAAAGTACCAAAGCTCCTCACCTAAGTTTTTAGTTTACAGTCTGAGTTAAAGCACCAGTTCCCTCAATTGAAAGAGAATAAGTTGCAGTATCTTCTGTTCCTCCAGTAAAACTCATAGATGTGATGTAACCTTTACCAGAATAACTTACATCAGATGTTGATGCAGTATCTCCAAATATAAAATCTACTTTCAATCTATTAGCTAACAATTTAGTTTCTAATAAATCATCAGCACCATTAGTTAAAGCAACAC